CCCAAGGAACTGATCGTCATAGCTCCTGCTACATCAACCAGACCGGTTGGGGCGCTCGTTCCAATCCCCATCTGTCCGCTGGCATCAATCACAACTGCTGTTGTGTCGGTGTAAGTCCCGTCATCATTGAATCTGGCGGTGAATCCTGAAGCGGCATTAGTGACATTGAGAACAGTTCCTGTGCCTGCGGTTCCAGTGGCTCCGACTTTTAAGACGTTTCCTGTGTTGCCTGTGTTGGCTCCGGTCAATTCGATCTGCGCTAAATCTCCTGTTAATCCCGTCGCTGAAGAAGCGACATTGATCGCGTCTCCGGTTGTGAGAGAGTTAGCGGTATATGTCAGGCCGATTCCTGTTGTGCCGGTGAATGATTGACTCCAAGTATTGGTGGTTTGGTTGAGAATCAAAGCGGCGTCTAAATCGAGAGTGTCTTCGAAGTCGATGAAGTCGAGAATATCGCTTGATGAAATTGTAACTGTAAGAATTCCATTTGATAATGTGCAGTCAACGCCAGCTCCAACACAATCAAGAACACGATATCTACCAAGTCGAGTTCCTTCATTATCAGCTAAAGGAGCATTGCTGATTGAAACAGGCTGCGCAAAACACGGAATGGCTGATAAAAATAAAATTAACCAACCAAAATACGATACGCGGAATTTGTAACCCATGTGAGTTTTATCCTTCGGATATTAAGTCCATTAAGTTGAACCATTTCTCCAGCCTTAATAGTATGTTGATCTCCGTAATCGTTTTGATCGTTATTGTAAATTTGCACAATAATGTCCCCATTTCCATCATTTATAAAATATCCGGCATTAGCTGGCTTATTGCTCAAATCGTCCCTAACTTCAAGGACGCGTGGACTATCACCTGTTACGAAAGACGTATCTTCATAGGCTTTAGTTTTTGTGGTTGTAAATTGAATTGTTCGAGATGGCATTGATTCTCCTTGAAAAACTTAAATTATGTGATATATTTTAGACATGGATGCTATATTTTATCTGATTGGCGGATTTCTTTTGCTATTTTCTGAAGATATAGCAAACCTTATCGTTTAAGATATTTGATACCTTGTAATATTCCTAATCCTAAAGCTGTATATCCAGCTGTTCTTCCAATATTTTCTACCAATTTTCTTTTCTTTTCTTTATCCTGCAAAAGCAACCTAATTTTATTTTCTCGAAAGCCAAGACGTTTTAAACGGTCAGTTAATTCTTTATTAATTGCCGCTTCTTTTTGGATGGCTGTATCTCTGATAGACTTCAATGTCGGAGAAACATTTTCTTTAGTTCGGATTAATTCTTCTCCCTTAATTTTGGCTTTAGATGTAAAATTTCCGACACCGGGGAAACTCTCAGAGCCTTTTTCTAATTCTGAAATAAACCTTTCCTCGCCAGCCTCAGTCTTTTTAAGCCCAAAACGTTTTACTAAATTGGTTCCCATCTTGGTATCAAATTCACCCTTACGAGGTTTAAAAATTTGATTTGCTTTTTTCATATTCTGAATAACAGGAGCATAACTTTTTTGTAATTCAGCAAATTTTGGAACACGTTTAGCAATAAGATTTCCAAAATTTTTATCTAAAATGGCCGCCGCGATATCTTCTTGCGTTAATCTTTGATTTCCAGATTTAGCTCCGGCGGTCATAGACGCGCGAACAGCTTTTATATCTTCGTGAAGTTTCCTAAAGTCAATCGCCTCATCAGACTTATCAATAATATTTCCTGCTTCGTCTATAATTTGAGAAGCATATTTTTTCTTTAGTAACTCTATAATCTCTCTTGGTTGACCTTCAGTAATAAATGATTCATTAAGCTCATTTAATGTTTGACCGATAATCTCGTCAGCCTCACTTCTTGTAATATCTTGTCCACTTTTTGTCAAATCATCAGCAACTTGATCTCTGATTTCCCCATATTTTTTAGAATTGTCTTTAAAATATTTAATTAACTTAGGCTGAACATCCGCCGAAGTCGTTTCAGAAATCTCATTCATTTGTTCATCAAGAATTTTTATATCATTTTTAAATCTTTCTTTAGTTGTATTCAAAATTTCATCAGATTCAGTTTTTGCTTGTGAAATCTGCTCTCCGTAAAGTTCTCTTACATCCTTTTTTTGTTTTGACAATTCTTGTAAAGGCTGAAGCCTTGTTGATTTCTGCTTTAATTTTCTAACCCCACGCATAATTTTTGAAGCACCCGTCGCGACTGCTCCAACGCCAGCCCCTAAAACACCACCAGCCAACGCTTGTCCCGCTTGTTTTTGAGGAAGTTCAGAAATTTTAGCATCTGAATTCATTACCTGCGTAGCTCCATAACTCGCCCCTTCAGCCGCGCCCCTTATTAATCTTTTACCTAAAGTTTTTCCAGCAATCATTTTTCCTATTCTGCCAGCTACTGCGGTAGAGCCGCCGCCAAACATTCCAGCGGCACTTGATAATCCAGTCATCTGTGAATCTTCTGGAATATAAGATTTTCCTGTAACTTTTTTTGAAATCAAATCAGGCAAGCCAAATAAATAAGAATTAACCATCGGTTCTGTGGCCATATCTAAACCTTTAGAAACAACTCCTAAAGGACTAGCCTCACTCTCGGTAATTCTTTGCTCACGCTTTGCTTTGTCTAAAGCGGTAAAGGCTTCTTCAGGGGAAGAAAAAGGATTTTGAGGGGACTGTTCGGTTTCTCTTCTTTTTTCAAAGCCTATGATCTGTTCCGTGGTAAAACCAGATGATCTAGCTTTTTGAAATTGTTCTTTAGTAAGAGGCATTATTGTCCTATAGATTGTAAATAGGCGTTATATTCATCATCTTGTGATTGCCCTTGAGACTGCTCCATTCCGCCATCCCGAGGGTCTTCCCCAAAGCTCTTGAAATAACCATCTATCTTGCCTTCATTTTCAGCATCAAGAATCTTTTTATATCTGTCAAATGCTGACTTTATACGTGAGATTGAAATAAGATCATCGTTAGCCGCTGACTTCTTGAATTCCTCCATTTCTTTATCTGAAATCGCGCCTTTTGTTTTCATGGATTGCAAAAGTGTAGTGTCGGTTAAAATCGACTTTACTCTTTGCCAATCGCCTAGAATTTGATTATTCGGGTCAAAATTTTTCATCCATTCGATCTTTATTTTACCACCTAAACCAGTGGGTAAATTATTCAATAAAGGCATAGCTTCTTCAATAAATTTTAGATTCGCGTTATTTACGGAATAACTTTCAGAAAATTCAATTTGCTTTTTCTTTTTATAGTTTCTCTCCGTAGCCGTCATCTTTGGTTCTTGAGAGATTTGTTCATAATCTCTACCGAAAGACGTTATCTTGTTAGGCTGCGCGGGCGTTAGTCCGGCTTGTTGAACAATGCCCCTGCCAAGATCTGATTTTGGACTAACTGTCATGGTATCCGGAGACATAGCTTCGCCTATAGCTCCTACTGGAGTATTTTGCAATGGCCGAATCTTACCCTCAATCTGACCTTTTAAAAGTTCTTGTTCTGTTTGATTTTTATTTTTAAGATCTTCTAATGAACTCTGTTGTTTTAATTCAAAATCGCTTCTCATTGAAAGTTCTTTAAACAAATTCTTTAATTGGATTTCTTCGTCTTTGCGTTTTTGCTCCTCTGCCCGACGACGTTCAAAACTCGCATTAACCTGATTTAAAACAGTTGCCCACGGATTAACAGTAGTATCATAGCCTGATTTATAACCTTTTAAATAAGCCATTATCGTCTCCTTATGCTATCGTACTGATCGAGAAGTTCAGCTCCTGATATATCTCTTAATCCTGAAAGAGAATTATAATCTTCCCCACGCAGAGATGTTAAATCAGTAGTAGTTGTTGACGGCACAGAAGGATTAAATCCACCGGATATTAAATTTCCTCCAATTTGACCTAAAGATTTTAAGCCTTGAGCTTGCATTGCCGCACCTGCGCCAGCTCTTTGCCCAAATACATCCGTTGTGGTATCAAACGCCCTTGCCGCGCCAGCTTCACCTATGGCGGCACCACTAAGAGCGGCTCCTGTTGTTCTTCCTTTAGCTCCTGCTACATTATTTTGCTCACCTGATAAAAATGACTGCAACTCCGCTCTAGCTCTTTCTTTCTCTGATAAAGTTCTCTCTGCAAACGTACCTGATTCAGCTCTTTGATTACCACCTAAAGTCAAATACGCATTAGCCAAAGAATTTCTTTGAGCAATACGCTGTTGAGCCGCTTTAACAGCCAGATCAACATTAGCCCGTCCAAGTTGTTCAAAGCGTATACCGCCTTCAGGTTGACCACCAAATACGCCTCTGCGATTGGCCTCTACATTAACCGCTTGCCTCGCAAGTTCCAATTCCGGCGCGAGCATAGCATAAGGATCATCGCTTAGAGCCTCTTGACCAATCTCGCGATTCAATTCACCTTCACTCGCAAATAATTCTTCTCCAGATAACCCTTGACGACTTTTGAGTTGATTAATGAGGTCTTTGTTAAGAGAGCTTTCTTCGCCGATTAACTCTTCCCCGGTTAATCCGGCTCTGCGTTCATATTCAACTTGACGCCTCTTAGAAAGCTCATAATTCTCTTTTTCACGAGCTTGTTCTTCAGGAGTCAATGTCCCAAATTTTTCTTCAATTCGCAGTTGCTCTTCTCTGGCTCTTGCGGCTTCCGCTTCAGCGGCAGAGAGCGCAGCTTGTTGTCCTTTCTTAGCCGCTTTAGCCCCCATAGAAGATGATGCCAAAGCCGCCCCGCCTGCGATCGCACTTCCGGCAATAATAGCTGTTGTAATAGCCATATTAAATTCCTTTTATAAAATGGGTTTCCATTGATCGAAATCCGCTTTTTGTATAAAAATCATTCATTTTATTTGCGTTTAAATTCCGCATTGAAACCATAGAAAGTAAACTCGCTCCTCTTGCCTTGCATTCATCCTTAAATGCTTTTATTAAACGTACTCCAATCGTTCCATGACGAAATTCTTTATTAACATACCACATCGATTCTTGAGCAATAATCTGATTCTTGTTAAATATTGACCTGCATGCCACCCCACCGATACAGCCAATAATTTTTTCATCCAATTCAGCTACTATCCCAATATTTGGATTCAAAAAAGTCATTAAAGTTTCTTCCAAAGTCTTGTCATCTAAAGTTATTCCGTAATGCTTCAAACTTTCATTATAAAAAGAAACAATTAGAATTTTGACTTGTGCTAAATCTTCAAGAACAAAATTTCTTATGTTTGTAACTTTATTATCTTCCAATGCACTTATCATTTTTTTACCAAAAACAAGACTTGAACAAGTCTAGGTTCTCCGTCTATTTCAAAATTCTCTATCAAAGCTCTCGAATGATATAACGCCGCAGGAAAGACAATGATTCTATTTTTTCTCATACGAACAATAACTGATTCTTTAAATTGGCTTGAATCTGAACAATCCTCTATATCCTCAGCTTTTAGCTTTTTAGTTGCTGTTCTCTCGTAAAAAATAGTCCCTTCATTGTCGGGATATTTATTATTGAGATAAAACAAAACTGTATAATCTCCCATGTCAATATCAGAATGAATGTAATTTGGTTCTTTCTGATTGAGCGGAGATTTTCTGATAAAGTTAAGAAGAACCTTATGTCCCGGACATAACGCTTCCGAAATTCTGGCTAACGGATTATTAGCATCTTCGATTAAATGTATATTTTTAAACACTCCTGCCGGAGTTGGGATATCGCTATATTCCAAATTTAAAGCATTTTTAGAATATAAAAAAAAACTATCTAAAACATCATCAAAGATTTGCATTAATTATCTTTCTTTACATTCCCATCCGCATCAAATTTACCCTTAATCTTTAAATTCTTAACCGCTGTTTCACGTATTTCTTCTTGAATCAATTTCTCTTTTTCAGATTCTTTTTGAGCTAATGCTTTATTTTTTTCTTTCACGGCTAAGCGTTCTTGTGTAATGTCTACAAGATTTCCAAGACCAGATTCTTTTCTTATTTCTTCAACATCCATAACACCACTAAGGTCAACAATTTCTTTATTTTCAACAGAATCAAAATAAATCTTGTTTTCAGCAAAGGCTGGACTACAAAACAACATAAATAACAAAACTAGTCTTTTCATATTTATCTCCTTACTTATACGCGATATACATAACTGTTGCCGTTCCTGCGCTTGGAGTTCCAGATTTTGTCCAAGTTAAAGTAAAGCTATTTGATGATGTAGCTGAAACAACAGCCGTTTGCGCCTGTGTTCCTGATTCATAAACGGCAATAGAAATTGCCATAGAAATATTTGTTGTTGTTTCTAACAATATACACATATGGTTCGTTCCATCATCCATGCCCCAGCTTGTAAAACTATTAATTGCCGCGCCTTGTTTGGTTGCAAAAAATACTAACGCTTTTGGAGTAAATCCTATTCCAGTATATTCAACCGCCGCAGTTGTCGCGGTCATATCACGATCTAAAGTTCCAACTTTATAGCTCGTTGGGTCAGCCCAAGTTGTATCTCCTCTCCAAAATGTTGACGCTGAAGCAGAAGTCCCAGAATTAAGATTTGTTACAGGAAGATTTTCTGTGACTTCGGAAGAAAGGCTTACAGTTTGACCCAAAAGGCTTACCTCTCCTGCTGAATTTGGAAAAGTAACGATTCTATCAACTGTTGGGTCAGTAACAACAAACTGTGTTTGAAAAGCATCATCAGTAGAACCTTCAAAGAGAATGCCTTGACCACTTAAAGATACAGAAGATGCCACACCATCGGTTGATAAAACCCAAATATCACTTGTATCGTTATATCGAATGAAAGGCTTACTTGCGTCTGCATTATTAGCAGTAATTGTTTTATTTCCAGCCGCCGCGTCACCCACAGCTAATGTATTTGATGTCTGGTCGATGTCATTATGATCGTGATTGTTAAATGTTGTTGTGACCGTATTATTACGGGTATTCTCATCGGATGCTGAAATGACTGTTCCATCAACGGCGGCAGGACTTACTGATAAAGTGCTCGACGGAACAGCAAAAGCTAAACTTGGAATGAGTAAAAATACTAAAAGCAATAGTCTTTTCATATGTCTCCTAAAATCAAGGGGTGTTTGTAAGTTGGACGCCATGCCAAACATTGGAACTGTTTGTGTTTATCTCTAAGTAATGATTTCCGCCTGTCTGCAAAAGAAGCATATCTCCCTTTTTTCCTCGACGAGACCCGTCAGGATTTGTCGTCGTTACAGGAAGCCTGTGAAAATTTTCATAAATACTTCTTAAATAATGCTGTAACTCCGGCGGTTGATTACTTAAGGGCGGCGGTGAAGGAATATTATCAGCCATTACGCCGAAACTTAATGTCAAAACAAATCCTAAAATTATTCCTGATATTAGTTTCATATACGGTCAGAATTTTCTATAAAAATTTGAAATCCCTTAACTTCAATGGCCTGTGTTGTGTTACTAAATTCAATCTGAAAGAAATCCCCTTCTTTATTAACTTCAATGCGTCCTGTGATTAAATTCTGATCTCCGTAAAAATCAGTTCCATAAATTGCTGTTCCCCATAAAGAACTATCTCCCGCTAAATTTATAGTTTCTATCGTCCCCGTTCCTTCAAAATCTTTTCTTGTTTCAACAGTTAAATTATAATTCCCTTTTTGATTAGCAAAGACCCGAAGAAGTTTCCAATCTTTCGTTGGAGAGGCTTCTGGAAACCTGAAATACTTAGTTGTATAATTTGTCGAAATCGAAGTCCCAGCATCATCTGTTCCTGAAGGATATTTGTAAACAAACCCCGAATAGTCTCCAAAGACGATCATTTCCTCGCCGGTGCCGTTATCCGCAACAGCCATAGCATTAGCCGTAATCCCGACAAATTTAGTCCAAGCTAAGTGAAATGTATCAAAGAGCAAAATTCTGTCGTGTGTGCTAGAACCTGTATTTGAAAAAGATAGGTAGTAATCTTTGTCAAAAACGACACTTGAACAATATTGAAATCTTGAAGAACTCGCGCTATCAAGCGTTCCTTCAACTTTTGTTGAAATCAATTTTAAATTAACCGCTCCGTCATAAAGGTAAACATCACCTTGAGAGGTTGTAAGAATGAAGTCATTTCCTGAAAGACTTACAGCATTCGGTGACGTTACCCCATAATTTGAGATCATTCTTTGAAGCTGGAATGTATCCTTATCGTCCCCTGTCAGTCTCCAGATAGAATTGTCTTTAAAAATGTAAAGAGCGTCAAATCCCGGGACTATTGCCCTTATAATCGATCCGTCATTTGTCTCAATACTTACATTTCCACTAAGGCCTGTCGTCCAGTTATCAATATCTCCAACATCAGAAAAATATAAGGTAGATCGCGCGGTAGAACTTCCAGCCGCAAAAGCCATGTTCTTATGAAAAGCTACAAGGGTGGCGCTAGGCGGTGAACCTCCCAAAGCGGCGGCGTTTCCTGTTCCTGTCCATTTATAAGGAGCGGTAGTTGAAATCCCGTCTTCAATGAGTAATTCATCTTCACCAACCGCGAAAGTCGCTAAATTATTCTGTCCGGCAGAGAAAATAAGAGCGCCCGTGATATCATCCCAAGTCCCATCGGGGCCACTTCCGCTGTAATCCATCTTTCTTATCTTGTCATCATCAAAGACCCCGACAAGGAACTTATCCCCATCCGCTTGGGCATAATACTTCAGTCCTGTCGTTACAACCGAAGCCCCAAGAGTTGAAGAATTAAGTTTCGCGAAACCTTCTCTTGTTTTCCAATTTCCAGAAGTCGTAAAGACGACATTCTGAAGATCAGCGGCCTCATTATCTTCAATGGCAATCGGAGAGAATGAATCGTTAAGTCCTCCGACATTATTGAAAAAATCCTGTTTAAGCCATCGAATTTCAGCAAATGCAGGTTGAGCTATTAGAAAGAACGCCAAAGCTAAATTTAAAATATTTTTCATCGTGATATAGGAAACCCGTATTTAGATGGTAAAGACGCTGTTAAATCGTCTCGATTAACGTCATCTTGAGAAATCCTTCGATAAACCCTATTAGTCGAAGGGTTACTGATTCTTTTCCACATATTTTCTTTTTGTTTCTCAAATAAAGCGTCTTGAATCAAAGATTCAGCTTTATCTTTTGTAGCCCAAGCCCAAATGAGACCAGCGGTAATAAGAATATGATGATACTTTTCAGGAAGGTCTGGAATGTCTTCATCATTGATGAGAGGAAATGGAACTCTTTGATACTTAAAATAAATATTTTCTATCGCGTCAGGAATGTTAAATAACTGAATTATATAGTTATCTAAAGATATCGAATAAGTTGAAGCTGAAAATGTCGCTGATATCTTTTCATAAATCGTAATCTGAGTATCACTATCAACGGTCTTGACGGTATAAACCACTGTCCCTACGGTAATCCGACTTCCTTTAGTAAGCCCTTCAACACCGGTCCATACTGTGCTGGAACCTGTAATGACCGAAAGATTCACTGTTCCTGAGACTGTTCCTGTTGAATAGGTATCAAGTTTCGTTCCGACCAATATGCTGAATTTTGGACTTCCTTGCGCGTTAGGTGTTGGTTCATACATGTCAAAAGCTGAATTTTCAAGATCAACGATTGCTTGACTATTTTCTATCTGTCGAAGAACCTTATAAACATCCAAATCAGCAGGAAGGCGGTATTCATCTTTAAAAATAGAATAAGTCGCGCCGGAAGCGGTTGTTCCTTGAAACACAGCTTCAAGAGTTATTTCCGTCGCGCTGACATAAGCCGCTATTCGATAATAAGCATTCTGACTTGCCGCTCTGAATTTTCTTCCGACCATAGCGGCCGTAAAAGTCGTCGAACTTCCTATAACAGTCTTTGAGTTGTTTGTAACCGTAACTGTCCCTGTCTCATAAGGAGCGACAGTTGTAATATATCCATCCGTCATCAAATAAGGCAAGTCTTTGTCAGTCAAACGATCAAGACCCATCTGAATAGCGTCTTTAATCAAAGCGTCTTGACTTGTTACAAGAGAAATCGCTTCGACACGAGTTAAAATTGTTGAGAATTGAAGTCTAGCCATTGACCGTCTCTATTGGCGTGTTTAATGCTTTTTCACGATCTTTTAAAGATGCTTCTCTCGCGTCCAAAGCAACTCTCGCTGATTCAAGCTCTTTTTCAGTAGCTAAAATAGATTCTTTTTTTGAACTCAAGAACTCAAGGAACTTTTCAACTTCTTCCGCTGACTTAGTCTCAGCTTCTTTTAAAGAAATTTCTCTTAATTCAAAACTCTTTTCAATTTCTGAAAATTTTTGTTGAGTTAAAGTTTTGTAATCTTCAAACAATTCTTGCTCTTCAACAAGTTTCTTTCTTTCAGAATCAACATTTTCAAGACATATTTTAATAGCACTCAATCTTTCTTCATATCCAAGAATGCTTTTCTGAATCTCAATAACTTCATTTCTCTTTGATTCAAGAATTTTAAATTCTGCATTAATTTTATCCAAAGATTCTTGTTCTTTGAACGCGATACGCTTATCAGCTTCAATCTCTTTTTGTTTTAAAGTGTTCTCCAATTCTTCATTCTCTTTAAGAAGAGCATCTTTGCGGCGTTCAACTTCTTTCAAAGAATCTTTCAAAAGATCATCAATGGTCGTAGACATTTTTTTCTCCTTATGCTGTAATTAATTCATTTTTAGATATTTCCCAATCTTTCTTTTCTTTAATCAAAGACCCTCGCGCTTGGTCAAGATCAATCAATGCTTTCTTCAAAGATTTTTCTCTTCCATAAATCTCATTTTCTTTAGCTTTCAATTCATCCTTCACAAATTTTGATTCCTCAATGATTCTTTTAGCTTCGTCGAGGTCTTTAAGAACATTAATTTTATAATTATTGAATGAATTTCTTTCTTCATTGATCTTTTTACGACGATCTTCCAAATCAAGTAATTGCTGTTCTCGTCGATGTAATATATTTTCACGATCAGAAATAGCAACTTCACGTTGTTCAATGGCGTATTCTCTTGAAACTAAAGAATCCATCTTCCGATTAATCTTTCTTTCATCTAAAATTTCCACTTTTTTATTTTTAAGCTCATCAAGTTTCCTTTGAGCCTCTTTACGAATATCTTCTTCACGCGCTTGAACTTCAAAATTTGAACGCTTGATGACTAATTCATCAATTTGTTTTTTAATGTTATTTCTTACATCCTTTAGCATTGTGATATCTTCCTTAACTTCTTTAACTTCTTTTTTATGTTCTTCATCCCTTTGGTCACTCATGAATTGCTCCTTTTGTTTGCGATAAAATCCCCGCTGTATAGATAACCGCGATCAAAGCCAGCGGCGCGATTCTCAAAGGAAAAGACCCTAAACACAAAACCAGAAAAGAGATAAGACCCGCGATGTATCCAATTAATAAAATATTATTTTCACTAACAAAAATTCTTTTAAACAAATCCACTACAAACAACACAAATATGGAAAATCCAACAATTCCAATATCAAAAAGAATTTGCAAATATTCGTTATGAGCAAAAAATGTTACTGTATTTCCCGGCTTAAACTGGAACATCTCAAAAGACCCTAACCCATGACCGAAAAACGGAGCTTCTAAAAATTTGTTCCAAGTAATCTTCCAAAGCTCTACACGTCCTGTTAAAGAAAAAAATTCAGGATTATAGAAGGCATAAAATATTCCTCCCGTGATAAAAATTAAAATTAAAAGAATCAATTTAACCCAGCTTCGATTCATTAAAAGATAAACAACAAGTCCAGTCCCAAAAGATGCCAACGCCATAGTCTTGTCCAAAAGAATCAAAGCGATTAAAATCGCGACATAAAAAAACTTGTATCTTAAATCTTTAAAAATCAAACACATTGGAGCGCATAAAGCCAAAAAACCGGATGTTAAAAAAACTGATCCAAAAAATGACACCATTTGAAGTTTTCTGTCAAAATGACCATTTACATACAGAATCTTCTCATTTTTGAATATCTGATCGATTGAAAAATATTGAAATATCGAATACAAGGCAAAAATCCCGCCAAGCCACGCGATGACTTTTCCTGTATCAACCCAATCTTTTGTTGAGGCACATTCATAGAGTAACTTTATAATCAAAATTCCACATAAGACACTGACTGTCGGCCTGAAATTCCAAAAATTCCAAATAACTTTTCCATTGGCCGTTATGAAAGAGCTGTAAAAAAAATATACAAAACCCAAAGCAATATAAAAAAGCCCTGTTGCTAAAAATGGATTTCGAAGTGAAAAAAAACTCTGACAACAAAAACTATAAGAAAAAAGCGACAACGCTCCCAAAACAAAAACAGCTTCTTTAATCGCCAAGAAAGAATCATTAGCCGCGAAAGGCCAAAATATGACTGATGAAATAACTAAAAATGTGTTTAAAATTATGAACATAAAAAAGGGGAGAGGTTTTACCCTCTCCCTTTAGCTTTCATCAGTCAGCACCAGTTGGATTAACCCAGATATACAACTTACCGCTATCTGTTCCATCCCCTGCTTCAAGGGCAACACCTAAGTTAGTGCCGCCTCCGCAGAGACCTTTTCCATTAACAGTTCCTCCGCCAGCGCCAACAGTCGTAGAACCAACGGCCGTATTAATCGACACAGCATCACCGGAATCAGCGCATTGCGTATCGATCGCGCCTTTAGTAACCACAACAACAGGCGTTTGATCTAACGAAGTCAATGACTTAACTACACCAACAACCAAAACGCTGTCAGCGGAGCTTGTCAAAGTGACATAAGAACCAAGCGTGGATGCCGCTTCAACGCCAGTTCCGGCTGTATCCAAGATAACAACCTGTCCGGCAGACATAGTTTCACCGGAGTTGTTAAAAAACACAGCGGTTTCTTGACTCATAGCGAAGTTTCCTCCATCGCCTCCGCTTGTTCCCATCGAGAAGGCCGCATTGCCAACAAAGACACTTGCCAACAACAGAGCGGCAATCAAAAATAACTTTTTCATTTTACCCTCCATTATTAGTAGGTATCCGCGTTTTGCAATAGACCGCCGCGAGCCAGATTCTTGTTAATCAAATTTCCAGCCCAGAAGATAAACGCGACCAAATCATCTTTGTCGTTAGACTTGATGAAATCGCTGATTTCCGCGTCCCGACCTTCACGGACGTAAAGCTGGACATAATCTGAATTAAACAAATAACCTGTATTAGCGGGAACGCCGTCATCATGGAATAAATTAGCCCCATACCAGCGAATGTTAGGAAATCCCGCGTCCAACATTGCTTTGCTTCCCGCGCCAACATCCGCTAAAGGCATATTGGTTTGGAAGGTCGTGGTTAATTCACGGTTAAAGTTGTCCCATGTTGACCCATTGACGACAAAGATATCAGGAGTCTCATCAGCGCGAGAACATTGACGATAGAGCGTTCTCATGCGAATCAAGCCGTTTGTGTCGAACGCGCTTGATACGTTTGCTAATTGATGACGCCATGCCGTAGTTGTCGCGCGGTTAAGAAGTCCGACTGAACCTGTGGTTGTAGATGTTGAAAAATGCGTCTGCAACCCGGTAATCTTTCCTGTATCTGTATCAGCTCCATCAGAGAAAATACCGATAGATGAACCACCGATAGCATCTCTCATGGAGATTTCAGCCGCTTGGATGAACATTTCCAAAAGATCAGGCGCGGCATCATCGCCTGTCCTGATCATATCTAATCCAGAAACTTGCACCGGACATTGCAACTGCTTCCAGTCATAAATCGCACTGGTTGCGGGGTCAGCCCGAACAGGCGTAATTGCGTCAAGATCGGTATAACCTTCAGTCGTGGGAAGCTCTTTCAAGATATTGAATCTTAAATGAGGACTGCCCCCGACTTTCTTGATCGCGCCTTTTTCCTTCAAACAATAAAGAAGCGCTGTTCTGGAGGAGATATTGTCGAACAAATAAGGCTCAATCGCCTCATCGCGCATGATCGTAAAAATACGATTATACACTCTTGTGAGTGACAAATTTCCAGCCATTTAAAACCTCCGCTTAATTGAACCTGCCAGCGGATTTCAAGTTTCCTATAAATCCACGCCAGTTGACGCGACCTTTATTATCTCTGGGAACATCGACTTTCGTGGTCATTGAACTTCCGTTTGGCAAGCTTCCGTTTTTTTTGAATTCGATTTCTTTCTTTTTCTTTTCTTCCGCGCGTTTCAAAATGGCGTCTTCAATCTCATTTTCTTCAGCGAAGTGATAGAGAATTTTCTTGACTTTCTGATTCGGGAATTTAAGGGCTGAAACCTTGATGTCCTCTCTATACTTACCCACCAAGTCTTTTCCAAATTCCTTCTCAAGAGAATCAAGTTCAACTTCAACATTTTTGGCATGATTTGAATTGGAAGAATTCTCAATCCTGTTAATCTTTTCTTCCAATTCTCTGATCTTGCCTTTTAATGCCGGAGTATCAGTTTCCTCTGCCACAATTTGACGCATTTCCTTTAACTGCTCACGCACATCGGAATCAGTAGCGTTTTCAATGAGCTTATCGAGCCTTTTCATACTTTTATCGATATTAACGCCAGAGTTTGTCTTCCCGGCGCGAAAATCGTTAATAACCGCGATCACGGCCTTTTCCATCGCCGGATTGCCTTTGAGTTCATTCTGAATTTCTAAAAGAGCTGAAAGAGCCTTTCTATCGGTCTCTATTTTCTTTTTTTCTTCAGAAAGAATCTCTGTCTTTGCCCGATAACCACCATCGTAAAACTTGACCTTATCTGTTACTTTCGCGATAACTTCATCGCGAATCGCTTCAGGAACATCGCTGAAATCTATATCAGCGATTAAAGCGTTTAACTTAGCCCCTGACTTATCATCTTTCCCGGTTGTCATTTGTGACCTGACCTTTTTAGTTGTAAGTTTGGCTTTAAACCAACCTTGTTTTTAAAGCCAACAAAAAAGAGGCCACCTGCTGTGCACAGATGACCTCTGAAATGTTGGATGAAACTTTCCTTCAGTTAGCTAGACCGAAAGAAAATTATTTCTTTTTTCGATTATACGGTGTCACGTTCTCAAGAGTTTGCGTCGGCCCCTTGATGATGGAACTCGCGACCTGCTTTAATCCGCCGCTTCGGCTAGATTGTGTCGGATGCATCACTTTGTCTTTACCTGCCATTTGAATTCTCCTTGTTATTTTTTTTTGTTATGGCTTGAATAGCCCCTTTAAGGTGTTGATTAATACCTTCTTCATACAATCTTTTTTGAATCTTATTGACGATTTCTTTTCTTTTATTCGTAACTTTATAACTTTCCCGCGTGCTTGGTTTTACTGAAAGGCATTCTTTGACGGTCGCGTCAGCGAAACCATGTTGTTTAAGAAGTCTTTTGTATTGAGCTTTTCCATAAATATGAACAGGTTTGCCAAAATTTCTCGTTGTAAAGTTATAATCTCTTGTTTCATTCGTTATTTGCGGATTACTACAAAGAAGTTTTACAGCCTTCTTCCCGCAGCAAAAAACTTCATTTCTTCTTTCATAAGGCCTGTGTTCTTCAAATTCTTTTTTACAAACTTTACAAAAATATTCATAAATCATTTAAGTCTCGCCCAGGCGGAGCCTCCGACATGAAGTAAAATTCCTTCTTGTTTCAAGTCCCGCAAAATCTCTCTAAATATTTTTTTATCTTCAGGTTTGAAATCGCCATCCATAAAGTCCCTGAAACTCCCCCGCGTATGGTTAGGTTCAGAAACTTTAGACATATTGAATTTATGTTCAATCTCCGGCGAAATTTCATTGATATGCTCAATCAAACTTTCACGAAGGAAATCTTTTCGGCTTAACTCTTTTGAATCATTGTTTACGATTTCTTGAGTTTCTACATTAATTTTTCTTGGTCTTCCTCTGCCTCTAGACACGTCGTCCTCCTGAATTTTGTCCTGTTCCTTTTTGACTTGTCACTTGACCTAAAAAATCTGACATATCAGGAACACCGCCTCTGTTGATTTCAGGCGTGGTTGATTGCTTCGGGACTTTACTGTCTCCCTGTTGCGGAAAAGCCTTTGGATTCTTGCGTTGCATACTTTCCATATGAGCGTTAATGTGCTCGTCTATTTGAGGCGTAAGAGCAAGTCCCGGGACTGAATACGCCTGTGAATGAACTTGAAGATGAAGCATATCGTTCTCATTAGGACCAACGACTTGAGGAATGCCTTGTAAAAGATATTCATTTTCCTTTTGAGCCGCCGCTATTTCTTCATCGTCATATTTGATAATGGCGTTATCGATATCCTTAAAGTCATATTTTTTAAGAAGTTGAACTAAAATAACGTCATCTTTGAGCCTATTCGGAAATGTCGCTTTGATGACAGATACCAAATCGGTCCATTGTTTACGCTCAACGGCCAAGTCTTTAGGCGGTTGAGTAGAACCCGCGTCAATCTCAAAATAAAGATCATTGTCGATGATCTTGTTAGCAACAGCTTTATCTTGTGGAAAATCCGGCCACATTTCAGGAGAAACTTCTTCGCCCAAAATTTCTGAAATTTGATTTCTGCTCTTAAACTGCCAAAGCATCCCGGCCATAAAACGCGCGATACTGACGACAAAATCTTCAATGATGTCGATTCTCTCGCTTTGACGAATCAAAGCTCCGGCGCGAATGTTCTCGCTTTCAGTCGCGGTGTCAACTCCCCGAACGCTTCCTAAAAGCTGTTGATAACCGGAGACACGCATCAAATCGTCAAGGATAATATTTCTCAAGCTGTAAAAATCATTAGGAAGCGCGGGAGGCGTAAAAGACTTAAGTGATTCTTCAGAGAGACTTTCAAGTTCAACAATATCCAAGTCATGCGCGTTTTGAATATTTGTGACTTCCGTCGGTGATATCACTCCCTTTTTAACCGCCATAAAAGTCCCCGCGCGCTTGCGGTGCTTATTCATAGCGGATGATATGTAAGAAAGTTCCTTCAACTGCGGAAGCATGGGGACTATGTCAGAAAGTGGATAAGAATTAGCCTTCTCGTCTGTTTGCGGAATTTCATTGAATATTAATGGGAATGTTGGAAATCCGTCAGAAAGAAAAGGCCAATCCTTTTCCATCAATGTTTCTTTAACAAAATTCTTGACAACCGTAAAGACTTCTTGTCCACGACGGTCAAAAACATGATAGAGCGTTACATCGACAAGCTCAGGGTCTATTTCATTAAAATTCATTCCTCGCGGAGGATGACTTTTATTCATCCTGTAATCCGCGGAGCGGGCTTTGTTTTTGTTCATTGAAGAAGATGGAGAAATCTCATACTTGGCATTTCCATACATCGGATTATTCAGAAGATCTTCAAGAGACATTTTCTGTTTGATAATCAGATAAGGACATTCTCGAATATCGTGATAGCCGTCAGGCCATAAGACATTCCACGTCGATAAAAAGTTAGCGAATATATCATCTTCTTTTATTGTTTCATCTAAAATCCCTCGCTCGACTTCAAGTTTTTCAGGCTTATTGCTTTTAAGCTCAGGGAATTCTTCTTCAATAGATTTTTTCAGTTCATTTTTTTCAGTTAAAATCGTATAACCCAAATGAATGAATCCCGGAGGCTGTAAAATGCCGTCGATTAAAGTCTTCTTAATCTTGGCCTTCATCTGAAGTCTTCGCCAATAAACGTTTAAAGCGCGTTCCATCGTCTCAGAAAAAGCTTGTCGTGTCGCGACCTTAGTCCTTGTAAAAATATAAGGGTCTTTAGCGTAAACGGCTCCGACCATGATCTTGACGTATTCATAGACAAAATTCACGTCAGACATTTCAGTATTATCGTTTGTAGGTTTTCCAAGGAAAGATGACGTGTAAAGCGAAATCGCCTGATGACGCTCTTTGGTGTGCTCACTCTGGAGAGCTTCACAGCGATCGATTCGATTAAGCCATTTTTGAATTTCTTGAGATGATTTCATATTTTTAGACGACAAAAAAAGACGTCCCCGCTCGCGCGCGAGGACGTCTTTAAATTGTCGATTGATACTTACCTGTCGGCCAACAGGTAAAATTTTGAACTTATGTAAAGTTTTTATTATCTATATCTTAAATAGAAACATTTGCAAGATAAATATCAATTTTCTTCAAAATCGCTCAGATCAAGTCCATAAGGATGCCAAACAAACTTTCCATCCATTTTAATAAGATAAGTCTCCGCCGGATAATTCATCTTTGGTAAATTCCGTCCTCTCGACCAAAACCAATACTGATATCCATTAAGCGGCGCGTTATCTTTAGAGCAAATTTCTATATCTCCGCTGTATGCCTTATGACACTTGGGACAGTAAATTTTTTCTTTTACAGAACATCCTGAAAATAATATTAAACAGAAGATGGCACAGATAATCTTTCCCACGGATTTCTCCTTGATAATCTTCTTCGGTTTTCCATATCGGCAATGACCTCGCCATATGTCAATTTTTTATTCTCTATCAGCTCAGTAGAAGGGAGTTTTTTCTTGATTGTATCAATACGTTCTATAAAAGTCATGGCATCTATCAAATCGTCATGCTCACCGAAAGGAAATTTAAGAATTTCATATTCCATATTTTCCGTCAAATCATAGTTTTTTCCGTCAAAGAAGCCGTGATTGACGATTCTCCCTTTAGCAGGCCAGAACCACTCATGGTTATCATATTGAGGCATTAGAGAGCGAACGCGATCTTCTTTCGCGCTTTGATGGCTCTTGATCTCAACAAGATCAAAGAAAAGCCTCTCTTGACGTCTTTTTTCCTCAAGATAAACACAGTCGGTTTCCTGAAAACCTATGGCTTCCCATCCACAACCCTTGATTTTCCATTTCTTTGCCAGTTCTATGGCCATATCAACTCTTTGTTTAGGGTTGAGCCTGTCTCTTATGCCATCTACGATAAATTTTAAAGTATCTCCTTTTTGATTCTTAACGATACCGATAATAAGAATTGCCGTGTAATCAGAGTGTTTCTTTTTGGCGGATGCCGGGTCGCAAAGCATGTAGTAATTGAGCTCAAGGGCGAGTTTATCCCAATATTGGATCATCCCTTGATTAAACTGCATACGGGAAGGGTCATTAGGGTTTAACTCCATTTGGCAGTTGTAGACCCACGGCTGGATACTCTCTTTAATTTTTTGAATATCTAAAAGATCAAATCTCTCGGGGTGAGTCGGAACTCCGTTAGTCGTCAAAGGAATCTTGATAACCTTCATCCCGGGTTCGTTTATTTTTTTATGGTAAAGATCGGCAAAGCTGTATCTGGTTCCTGAATAATCCTGAATCTTGTATTTGGAATCCGCGAAGTGTCCCACATTGAACCTGTCGTCATAATCGGATGTCTTTTTGATCTGCTCTTCGGTATTGATTGAATCTTCAGTCACCATGTCATCTTTTTTGGCGATATCCCAGTGCTTACCTGTAATTTCAGTCCCTACCCCTATAGCTTCGATATTTTCTTCACTTCTGGCAATGTCAGTCTTGTTGGCAAGGCTAAAGCCGCTCAAATTTCCCCATTCCTTGCCCTGTGGGACGCACTCAGGAAAGAGCCTTCCGACTTCAGTACTTCTGAAATAGTTTTTAATCGTCATTAAGTTGTCCGAAGAATTGTCTTGTTTATTATGTAAAAGGCAAATACGAATATTCGGGAAGTTAAGAAGAAGCTGAAGACTATGAACTTTTGTGACGATTGTGGATTTGAAAAAAGCGCGGTAACAAAGATAGATTCTCTGCCTTGCTAACTCATCAGGGCTATCGACAGCCTCATTGATTGAAAGCATCCCTTCACTGGCGGGATGTATCCCACAGCGGACAATTTCAAAATTCTGGAGACTGACCTCATCACAGAAAGGTTCAAAGATCGAAGGAAGGTCTTTAATTTTATGGTTTCCAGTTAAAGCGCAGAGGTAAAAAAGATCATTACGGCAAAGCCAGCGTTTCTTGTCAATAAGTAATTGAAAAGCTACCCGGTCATTACTGGCGGAACGGATAGCTTCATTGAATCTCTTTACTCTTTTATTGATTGATTCTCTAATTTTTAACATGGCTGTCGCCAGCTAGGGGCGGAGGTTAAAAAAGATTCAAACTAAATCTTTCATACTTTTATCCCGCAAACATCAATCTTATACCTGTTAATTTCAATCCTTGCCACACTAGAGGGATGAATGATTACTAATCTATCATCTTCACACTTAAAAACCCAGCCTATCGCTATGGGGCCGGATTCTACGTATTCTAAATGCTCTACAGAGCCATTTCTATGAGTAATGTCAGCGTAGCCTATGACTTGTTTTGTAAGACGACCGTTTTCCATTATGTTTCACTCAACAAGTTTTTCTCGACTTAATTTCATTTTTTTTATATAAAATTTTTTAGAATCTTGTCTTTATGGTTCTTTAGTTTTCATTTCCTGTAATTTTTTTATAAGAGAAATAACTCCATATTCATTTTTAACAAAATCATCGCCCATTCGTAACTCGTCATCTGTTAATGGATACTTTTTAAGTAATCTTAAAACTTTATTTTTCATAGAATTTTGTAGAGTTAGTGGAATGGAGAGGAGATAACCATACCCATCCCCTATAGTGAACTCCGTTACCCTTAGACAACCCTGTCAATCCATTATATCAAACTATAATGTAATCAATACAATACAACTATCTCAATAATTCTACGTTAATTTTATCTTTCCTTCTTCACTCTTCCCTATATATGGGGGGGTTCTCTTCTCTATATAAGGGGTTCGCTGGATTGCTCTATTGCTAACACTTTGCTTCTGATATTCTCCAATTCAATTTTATCTGTGTCATTGAGTGATATTCCGCCAATAACAACAATTTGATTTTTTTCCTGAGGAATTGATCTTTCAACAAGGCGTAAACTTATTTCTTGTTTTTTCTCCTCGGGAACATCTCTGGATCTCATCATCCGTTGTATCGTTTGCCATGCTAAATTTAAAACGTCATCCCTGAGTGCTACCTCTCTCGATGTTAATCGTCCCATATTTCTCTAATATGTAGTTCTAATTATTTATTAAGCGTCGATCAAAAAAATGTCCGCTCACCGTGTAATATCATATTAACCTAGCTGTAATGTATATATTTTTATACACTATTCCAAAAAAGTCAACACTTATTATTTGCTGTAATCGCTTTCTTAAGATTTTCTTCATAATCCACACATATGCACGGATAAAATATTGCCCCAGGATGCCCAACAGTGCCCCTAATATTGCCGGGTAGGGGTAAAGTATGGGTCCAATATCACACAATAACGCAATATATTATATAATAATCATTGACAACGTAATATAATATGATATATTATTAACAGATCAGAGACAATCACGTCGCTGATAACAGGAGATGACCAAATGAAAATTATATTAATTGACGACGGTTACAAAACCTACCACGCGATAAAATATTTCCCGTGGACGGGGGAAACCTGCGAAACGCCCTGGGGAATCGCCGCGTATACCGGCACTGCGGAACGAAATATTAAACCCTCGACGGGACGAATCGGCGGTTGGTTCGGAACGCCTAACGGGCGAACGTGGAGCCAAATTTTTCCGATTGAAATTTCACAACACAAAAATCCGGATTACGATATAAACGCGCAGGACGTGTATGCGGTTAACGAAAAATTCGGCGGCGGATACGTATCGTACGGACGGCACGATTTTGGCCCATACCGTCCGTGTCCGTTTGGGGATCTGCTGGAACGCAGAATTTCAAATTGTGAGGCCGATTTTACCGGATGTTTGCCGGATTCTGTTTCTAAAAAAATAGTTGTTGACGGAACCGTATTTTGTTTTGATTTGATCGTCGGCTGGGCGGATATTTTTAGCGGCGGAAAATTCACATACAAAAAAACTGAATCAGAAATCGGCAGACGGGACGAATTGGAAATTCCAGGGTGTATTTTGTTCAAATTTGGCTGGAATTATAAAAATCGCAGAAATAGCATTTTTGAAATTCGGCGTGAACAAATATTTTTAAATGAAAATCTTTTCGCGCAGCGGATTATTCCAAAACGCTGTGTTGAGGAAAAAATAAACTACGAAATCTGTGAAAATTGTGAAACTGAATTTGAATCGCATGGAAATAAAATTTGTAAAATTTGTGAATTGATAGGGCGCGATCCTGACGGCAATAAAACTATCTGGTCTGTCGGAGGTGAACGGTGAACAATGCATCAATTCGCGTCCCTGATGATCGGCCACGCGCGTAATTGGCTGACCGAAAATCAGAGGATAACAGGAGGACGAAATGATAATCATGGAAAATACAAAACAACAGATCAATAAATCGCGCGACGTAGCCGACATCATGGCAATAATTTACCGCGACAGATTGCCGGAGGATCAGGGACGCGAATTCGTCTATACCGTCGGCCTCGACAGCAAAAACCGAATCATCTACATCAACCTCGACGCGATGGGAACGGTCAATTTCGCGGTACCGATCGTGCGGGAAATTATGCGGATGGCCATTTTGCGCGACGTCACCGCGTTGATTGCCGTGCATAACCATCCGTCCGGCGATGTCCGGCCCAGCAGCGATGACCGGATGTTCACCAAGCGCCTGCGGGAGGCCGGGGACATTTTGCAGATCAAAATCCTCGATCATGTCATAATTCCGACGGGCGAGGAAAACGGGGAAATTTATTCGTTTCGAGAATCGGAAAACTGGAGTTAAACCGCGCCTCACGGCGCTTAACAGGAGGACCAAAATGGAAAAAATGGACAAACAAATCTCAAAAGACATACGAGGGGCAATTGTAACAATCGACATCACTAGCAGTCCAACGGACATAATGTTGCGGATATGTATCAATCTTAATAAGCTAGATCAGATGTTACCTGACCATAGTCCGCATGGACTGATACACTACATCAACTTGCCGCAATATGAGACGGGGCAATCTTATTGGTGGGAGCGTATATATCGCACAGTCAACGTTAAGACAGGATCACAAGCACAACGTGTAATCAATAATGCTTACACTAAGATTGATGATGCAATAGCGCTAGCGCTCTTACAACGAGATAGCAGATTAGTTGAGGTGGCTAATGTCTAATCTTAACGCATCCCTGATCATCGGTCACGCACAGGACTGGTTGCGCGGCAAAATATCCGCCGGGGAGATCAACGTCCCCCGGCTGGAATGTAGTTAAGGTTATTTTTAAAATAAATTAACCAAAAAGGAGCGTTTAAAATGACCAGAGAAAACACAGTATCCGCCGGCGAAATATCCGTCGACGCGAAAGAAAAACTCAAACAAATTGCCTACGAATCGCGAATGAGCCAACGTGAGATATTGGAGAATTTTATCAAAAACGTCAAAATCGTGCCGTCGCGCCCGAACGTTAAATTGGAGGAAATATCCGTTGAAATAAAATAAAAAAAACTTGATTTTTAAAAATGTTTTGATATCATTCAAAACATGAGAAGCGGAAAGAGAATCGGAATTTCAATTAAAGCGACGGGAAAATAATCTCCCGTCGCTTTTATTTTGCTCAAACCTCTTGACACCGCTTCTCAGCGCAGGGAATAAAATCTCTGGTCAATGTTTGAGCATTTTTGTTTTTTGTTTTTGGAGTAAAAATGAAAGAGACCTATTACTTTCTCCACGATTACCACGCTCGCCACGATTTCAAAATTGAAAAATTATTGATGGAAAAAGGTTTGGAGGGCATCGGCGCTTATTGGTGTATTGTGGAAATGCTTTACGAAAATAATGGATATTTGGAGTTTGATTACGATGGCATTGCGATGGCATTGCGAACAAATAAACCACTTATAAACGACCTGATCGAAAAATATAAGCTTTTTGAAAATGACGGAACTAAAATATGGTCAAACAGTGTTTTAAGGCGATTAGAAGAAAGACGGTTAAAATCAGAAAAGGCAAGGACTTCCGCAAATAATCGATGGAATAAAAATGCGAACGCAATGCGAACGCAATGCGATGGCAATGCTATAAAGGAAAGGAAAGGAAAGGAAAAGAAAGTAAATATAAAAGCTTATGTGGACTTTGAAAAGTCCACCATGACCAGTTGGAATTCATTTTGTGATAAATTTCCAATTCTTTCAAATATTCAAGAAATTTCAGATAAACGCCGACTAAAGCTTAAAAAACGTTTTGAAACAAAATCATTCCAAGATTTTCAAACAATTCTCGCGGCAATTGAAAAGCAACAATTCCTTTTGGGTAAAAACGATCGAGGTTGGAAAATTTCTTTTGATTGGTTGATTGAGAACGACACTAACTATCTCAAGGTTTTGGAAAATAAATATATTCAAACTGTTGAAAATAAATCCAGGAGATTGGTCTGATGGAATTTCAAACATGGGGAGAGTTGGCTCCCAAAGAAAGGGCGGAAAGAGAAAATATAAAAACAGGCGATCTTTGTACTTTCGGGATAAGCGTCTTAGATCACGCTTTAAAATGTATTTTACCGCATGATCTTATTGTTATCGGAGGTGATAGCGGGACCGGGAAATCAACGCTTAGCCTTTCCATTGCGAGCCACAACGCGAAAAACGGAAAACAAGTGGCTGTGTTTTATCTTGAAGGCGGGCACAATGAGGCTATCCGTCGAATGAAATGGAGAATGATTTGCGATGAGTATTATAAAAACAAACCAGCATACGGTTATATCGACATGGATTATTTGTTATGGAGCGTTAATGATCCTTCACTCGCGTCTTTGAAACCAGTTGAAAATTCTGTTGATAAAAATCTTAACGCTCTTTTCCGTGATAATCTTTCAATCTATAACATTACACCTTCTCGCGGTGATGATAAAAATATCGTCGGATATAAAAAAATATATGAAAGCCTTGTTAATTTCTTTGACGGAACGGAATTCGGCAAAATAAAATTCAACCTTGATTTACTTATTATTGACCATTTGCATTATTTTGATTTCGAAGACGGAACACGGGCAACGGAGGCTGAAAAAATTTCCAAAGCCATACGTTCGTGTAAGGAAATTTCTGATATTCACGAAATCCCCGTGATTCTGGTTAGTCATTTACGCAAAAAAACAAAAGAAAGAGGGTTGCCTGATCAGGAAGATTTTCACGGCTCAAGCAACATTCCGAAAATAGCCACGGAAGCGATTATATTATCACCTTGTTACAGTCTGCAGGACAACGTAAACTTTCAATATCCGACGTTTTTCAGATTTGTTAAAAGCCGGCGCGGCCTGAAATCAAATTACGCGGCACTAATAAATTTTGATTTAACCGCCAACGAATACGCAAAAGATTATAAAATTTACCCAATATCAAATGATGGGTTCGCCGCGGATAAGGAACTTGAGTGGTATAAATGTCCTAAATGGGCGAAAAGAGCGAATGATGCCGGATGGAAAACAGAAGGAGATATAAATGAAGATCGCATTTGAAGACTTTTCAAAATTTCAAAAAGTGTTATTGGAAAGAACGGAAGACAATCAGGCAACCGTAAATCTTAAAGAATATCTTGACGAAATAATCGACTGCAGTGGAAATAGATGGAAAAAATATTACTCGATAAAAAAAATTCTTGGTTGTTGCGTGCTTGATTTCGTTCAATACCACAGATGGATTGATTATGTGACCGAAAGGCTGGATATTTGAGTGGACAAAAAAACTTGGCAGAAAAAACACGACATGACGGACGCGGATATGGCGATGCTGACGGAAATTTTGCGGTTCTTTAACGGCAAAATAATAAATGTGAAATAAGTTCTTGACAAAATTAGTGTGTGAGTGTATGCTTTTTTTACCACCCAAAAAAAAGGAAATAAAATGTTTACAAAACCTCAATGTCCCGACTGTGGTAGTTATCAGTCACTATTTTTAAAAAGAAAAAACAAATGCCAATGCCGCTATTGTGGCCGTGAGTACGAGTCGCCAAACAAGATCAAAAAACCAAAAAAATGACCTTATTCCCGCCCCTCTTTTGGTCAAGAGCCTGTGGCGGTAACGCTAGGGCGGGAAACTAACAGGAGTAGACCATGTCACTCACTCACCAAACAAAGCCCATCAACGATTTTTACGACAATTTTAAGCGTATGTCCGGCTCCCCCATAATAAAATCAGTTCAAAATAACGCTAAATGTTTGTTAACAAACATTTTATGTTATGCCGCCATTATAATCCCATGTGCTATTCTGGCTCTGTGGCTCAAAAGCTGCGACCCTGATTCAACGCCGATTTTCTCCGGTTTATTTATTTCGGAGGCGGACGCGGCGGAAATTTCTGAACAGGAGGCAATAGGTTGCATTCTTGGGGAAGCCAGGGGCGAGGGCTATCAGGGCATGTTAGCTGTAGCCGAAGCCATGCGTAACAGAGGCCGGATTAAAGGTGTTGATGGCTGTTTTTACATCCCTGTAGAGCGTGATCCCGTTCTACAGGCGCATAAGGCGTGGAAAGAATCCAAAAATAGCAACATAACAAACGGCGCGGATCACTGGCATGCGGATTATATCAATCCGTGGTGGGCAAAATATGGCATCAAAACAGCCAAAATCGGAAAACATATTTTCTATAAGAAAGTTGTTAGGAAGTAGCCAAGCATCTTTTTGGGATAAAAATCGATTCTAGGGGCATTTCTGTTGAATCTAGAGCCATAATTTTGGGGGTATCCTAAGTTTTACTGAATTTGACAATAAAACGGTGAAAAAATGACCTACCTACCTGACAAAACCGAAGACTACATAACAAACGACTATCTCAACCGCGGAGACCCGAAATTTATCGAGTGCTATAAGTGTAAAACAACGGTTTTATTTGAGGAATCTCATCCTGTCCTTGAAGGGATGCCGGAAGCGCTTTGTGAGGAGTGCTACAACCAGAAAGGTTAAAAATGAAAATACTTAGGCTCACAGCAAAAGATTTTAAAAAATCAAAATCGTATTGGTCTGATTATGTTGGCCCAGAAATACCAAAAGATTTTGATGGATCAGTCGAAATTGAAGGAAAAATTGGATGTGTACGGTTTGAATTTTTGTACGTTAAAGGCCACATCCTCGTGGAAGCCGGATCGGGAATCGAAGCCAGAGAGGGAATCGGAGCCGGATGGGGAATCGAATCCGGAGAGGGAATCGAAGCCGGATGGGGAATCGAAGCCGGATCGGGAATCAAAGCTGGATCGGGAATCAAAGCCGGATCGGGAATCAAAGCTGGATCGGGAATCAAAGCCGGAGAGGGAATCAAAGCCGGAGAGGAAATCGAATCCGGATGGGGAATCGAAGCCGGATCGGGAATCAAAGCTGGATCGGGAATCGAAGCCGGATCGGGAATCAAAGCTGGATCGGGAATCAAAGCCGGAGAGGGAATCAAAGCCGGAGAGGAAATCGAATCCGGATGGGGAATCAAAGCCGGAGAGGGAATCGAAGCCGGATGGGGAATCGAAGCCGGACTTTGTATTCGTTGCAAATGGATATCTACGAAATTAAGAATCTTTGTTGGATTATGTATTTGGAAAATACCAACTAAAGAAGACAGTCAGCTTGTTTGTGAAAAATTAAAATCAGGTGAGTTGGCGTTTGGCGAATTAGTTATTTTAAATGAAAAAAGATAAATAATTCTAACGTGGGGGGAATCATGACAAAAGAAAGACGCCAAAAGAGAATTGAAATATTTATGAAGCAAGTCATTAAATTTGGTGAGTTAGCTAAAGAAGATCAAAAATATATCCCAATGCTTGAAAGATATGAACGGGCTTTAGAGAAGGCGTAAGGGACGCGGGTGATGGCATGAATAAAACTTTACTCGATGCCATAGCGGAAGTGGAAACGGAAACGGTTCTGCTGGACAGAATCGAAAGTATAGAAGCGCAAATGATAATCGTTAACGAACTGAAAACGAAAAAACATGAAGAAATTTTGTTGCTGGACATTCGGATGTTTGAACTTCACAGAAAAATGGAAGAAATATATAAAAAATTGTTAAGGATAAAAAATTGTTAAGGATAAAAAATGAATAATATGGATGAATGCGTTGACGCCATCAAGGTTATTTTGGCAAGTTTGAAGGAACGCCAAAACATAAAAGGAGTGAGTTATGAATAACGGAACGAACACAACAGCTAAAAGGTTTGAAGTTGAAGACCAAAATACAATGAGCATGGAAGATGTTAAGAAATATTTTTGTCCAGAGGCTTCGGAAAAAGAGTTGTATATGTTTTTGAATATTTGTAAGAGCTTTCAACTTAACCCTTTTAAGAGAGAAGTTTATCTTGTCAAATATGGCAAAGCTCCGGCAACGATTCTCGTCGGATACGAAACATACTTGAAACGCGCGGAACGTTCCGGAAAATATAACGGAATGAAGGCATGGACAACGGGGGAGGCAAAAGATTTTACATTAAAAGGACATGTTGAAGTCTATCGCAAGGATTGGGAAAAGCCGTTATCACATGAAGTTGACTACGATGAGTATGTCGCTATGAATAGCGAAGGAAAACCGACACGTTTTTGGGCGCAGAAGCCAAAGACAATGATTAAGAAAGTTGCTATTTCTCAAGCATTCAGGTTCGCGTTTCCCGACGAATTCGCGGGGATGCCGTATACAGCTGATGAAATCAACACCTTGCCGGAAGCGCAGTATCAAACGATCACAGCAAGAGATGAATCTGTTGAGACAAATAACAAAGGACAAGGCATTGACAAGGCAGGCCAGAGAATCAAAGTTATCGATGGAATCCGTTATCCACACGTCACAGACATTATTTGTCCAGATGGAAAGCCTATCCCAAATATCACAGAACACGCTTATTTCGGAACGCTTCTCGACGGAGCTTTCAAAAATTGGATGGATAACGGAAATTTTATTCCGAAAGAAGAGGTTGTAGATCAGGCGAATATCGGGAATTTATGGCCTGAAATTTACAAGGCCATGAGCGATAGAATTGAAAAATGGAACTTTGATAAGACGTTTGATTTTAAAGGACATTCAAAATCAATCGTCAGTAAAGAACATGTTTACTGCGGCGAGCTTGATGTTTACGGTTACATAAACGTTGACGGCAAGAAATTAAAAACAGTCTTTGACATTAAAAAAACAAAATCCTTGAAAGGAAAAGTTCTCGAAGAATACAAAATGCAGATTGCCGCTTACGCAAAGGCATTTGATAACGACATTGAAGCCGGGTGCATTTTATCACCTTTCAACGAACCTGTGATTATTTCAAAAGAAGAATTAGACAAGTCTTTTAATGGCTTTCTTGAACTTCGAAAAACTTACAAAGAAAGATTCGGCTTCTAATGCAAAAAACTTTCCTTTGTTTAAACAAAAACAAAAACATCATCCCGACAGACGTTAAGGAATTTGACGCTTGGCTGGATAAAATGCCGGAGAAATTATCCGTATCGGTCGGGCCTTTTAAAAATCAAAGATCAATACAGCAAAATAAAGCATATTTTAAGTTAGCGGTTGAGATCATCGCCGATTCTTTGGGTTATGAAAAAGATGAAATACATTCAGCTCTCGCTGAGACTTTTCTTGGCTTTGAAGAAAAAAATGTTAATGGCGTAAATATCAGAAAAAGAATATCAACAGCGGATTTAAAGACGGATGAATTTTCTAAATACTTTCAACGAATACAAATATGGGCTTCAGGAATGAATATTATTATTCCAGACCCTGAAAAGGTAAACTAAAAAGGAGAGATAAATGGCAAAGTTATCAGCAGGGTTTAAGAAAAGGGAATTGATTCCGGAAGGTTCATACAATTTTATGATTGAAGAAGAACCGAAAGAAGTTACCCTCAAGAAGAAAACCGGAGAAGAATTTCATATGATCGAGTTTAAACTTCGTGACATTGAAAAAAATCAAAATTTTACAAAAGGATTCTTTCCCAACTCTGTCGGTGATTTGCTTCTGGCTCTTGGAGTCAGCATTGATGAAGACAAAAATTTCGAGACAACCGATTGTGTAGGAAAGTATTTCAAATGTGATGTTAAACATATTTACCTGAACAACGGAAATCAGACCGACAATTTTATTAATCTTCAGCCGTCAAAAGAAACAGTTTGGGATAGTTGAAAAAACTTTCAGCCTTTCGGCAAATGGCCGATAAAGTCCATGTAAGTGGTGACATAAGGAGCGGGGATACCCGCTCGAAGGCTGTTTTTTTAGGGTGTGGCGTTTATGGGGCAGAACAATGTTCAAAAAACATAAATACGGCGCGAAGAAAACAAAATGTCATAGCGATCATTGCCATCCGAGTATGTTGGAGGCTAGGCATTGTGACCGTTTGAGACTTTTAAAAATTAGCAAATACATAAAAGACTACGAATGTCAAAAAATATTTGAACTCCATGTTAACGGAATTTTAATAGCCAAACACAAACCGGATTTTCTGGTCACTTATAACGACGGCAGTCAAGAAATAAACGAAACCAAAGGCGTAGAAACAAGGGACTTTAAAATTATAAAGAAACTCTTTAAAGCTATTTATCCGGAAATTAAATATCGAGTAGTGAAGGGATGAAAAAGAAAAAACGATTATCCGAACTTGAGCAATTATCGTCATTCGTTACAACATGTATTTCTTGCGCTGAAGAACATTCAAAAGATAAAAATGATTACCTTCAACACGCTATCAAATTGATTCAAAGACACATGGATAAGTAATGACTAAAATCGGAATCACAAAAGGCTGGAAGAAAATCGGAAAGTATCTGTTAAACAATTTTGCTTTTCGACCAGCGGAGACAGAGAATGAGAGGGAATACAGACTTTATAAAAGTTCATTAAACTTGGCCAAACGAAAACGAACCATGAGGATATATGCCAAATGAAAATAGCGCGCATAATTTATCTTAAAAAAAATGGTGAATTTTCAGTAACTGCACAAAAAATTTTTATTGATTTTAGTAAATCAAAGTTGATTTCAATTTATACCGATAATATTGGAAATCGTATCATCGGTCGCTACGGCACCAACAAATCTACTCTTAAAAAACTTCTCAAGACAGCAATAGAAAAAAAAGGATGGTAATGTTGCATACCAATACCGCCGGAAATTTTTGAAAGAATTATATGGAATGTGCAAAATGTCATGGGGTAGAATTTAACGACATAAGAAACTCGTCTCCGCCATGTCTTCATGGCTCCGGCTTGAAGGGAAGGAAGGATGATGAAAGGAAAAAAAGAAAGTTATCAGATGGGAAAGCAACCTTGTAATAATTTTCAGGTTTCTCAAGATGGAGTGTTTGGCGACTTAGTCCCACACGACTGTTACGAGTGTGGTCAAACTGTTGCTTTCTGTAAAAATTGTTTTAGAGATCATCATTTTAATGGGTATGAATTTTGTAACCTCAACAAAGAAAAGAAAAGGGATGAAGGATGATTACAGTTATTGTTCATAGATCAGTCGGAAACGAATCTGTAGGCTCAATGTGGCATGAAACATATACCGCTCAAACTTTTAACAAGAGAGGGTAGAGATGAATACTTATATAATTAAAAAAAATTCTGAATTTGTTGTAGACAGAGAGGATTATTATTTATTAACTCGAAATAGATGGGATGGCAATTTAGAGATAAAACTTGATAAACCTGTGATCGTCAAGGGCGACC